ACCGCATCGTTTCAGGTTTGTTAAACTATCCACAATGGCTAGACAGCCAAAAACTTCTTCACCTCCACTTCCCGCGAAAAGTATCTGGTTCCGGAGTAAAAAGCTCATTTCGCGTTGGACAAATGAGCAGAAATTCCTAATTGACAAAGCTTCTTTAGAAACTGTTAGCTCTCCGACGAGCTCTTTTAAGTCTTTTTCTCTCTCTACGCACTGCACTCTGCAGGTCCGCATGATTAGCAGCGTATTTAGGTAGAGGTGGAGCATTAGTTCTTACTGTAGGCCTGGGTTGAATCTGGTATGTCTGATTCACAGGTTTTGGTCTATTGGTTTTGGTTGGATACTTAGCGGCCGCAAAGGGCCCATGTATATTTTGTTGCTTTGTTAGAGTCCTTGGTTGAGGCATCGTAGGATTTTGGTTAGCACGGAAGCCTTGTTGGGCTTGCACTTGCTGCGGTTTAAACGCATCCCATATCATACTAGCACCTTGTGCGATAGGATGAGGGATCTTTCCAAGAATATCCGAAATGTCGCCTCTGGAATCTGCAACCACCTTTTTCAACCAAGAAAAATTCCTGTTATCTGCCGCCTTTCCCATTGCTGGTGCTTGGCGCAATAACATTGAAACCAAATTCATCGCTTTTGGACAGTAAGGAGTTGAAGCTCTTAAGAGTGAAATATTCTCTATTTGACCAGGAATATTTGGAGCATAAAAAGCTGCGGTAATAGCGTCAATGCGTGCAGTGAATGTCGACTGAGGAGTCACATTTACATACCACTGTTGCATAGGCTTTAAACCAGAGGAGATGTTCCTATAAACTGGAACACCCCAATCCGAGTCGACCGTAGAAGGTCTCACTGTTGGTCCAATAACATTACTCGTATTAGGTTCAATAAGCGGAGTGTTTGATTCAAAAATTGTATGTGTAAAATCTGGAACAGCTGCTTCTTCCCAAACATCTGCACAACAGACGTTCATAGATCCGTCGATTGCGTCTCCATCCATATAGCCTGGAAGAAACGAAATTTCGGCAGGAGAAGCGGGATAGCTGTATTCTTCAGTACATTGCACAACAGCCGCAGAACTACCAGTTCCAGCGACTTGAATTAAGAAAGTACTCGTTCGCTCTGAATTCCCTTCATTGTGCCTGGCTGCATGTGTTGCACCACCAGCATATAAGGGAGGAGTGTTATTTTCAATTTTTAGCGAAACCACCATAGTTTTGGATTTCACATTGGATAAAGCCTGACCTACACCCCATTGGGCTAGAAGGGTCACTGAAGCAGGAGGTAAAGACCACTGAATGAACGTAGATCCTTGCCTAGCGGTAAAAATAATACCACCATATCGCCTCGGGACAGACCCCGGTAGCAGGGTGAGATCGTTCTGATCTCGATTATATTCAACGTACTCTTGTATGTATGTATCAGGGAAAAATTGCGCCTGAAAACTCCAAGGTAGAGTAGCATCGAATGCAGGAGGAATCGAAATCGGAATTGTAACTGTGTCAGCAAAAACAAGAACTGGTTCCCTCGTCTTAGATGGAGGGCCCACTGGTGTGCGGCCCATAATCTTATGATGGAGAGGATCCAACATCTGTCTGCACCACTCGGTTGCATCAACACCTTCATAGCTTTCAATTTCTTGAAGGATTTTGTCAATTTCCGGGAACATGTACGCCTTGTACATCTCTTGAACACTTTTAAAACCACCACCATCCACCTCTGGTCGCTTATTCCAGAAGCTTTTAAAAGTGTGAGTTGATCGTTCCCAATCACTCCCTACCTGTTATAACCTTCATAAAGGACTTCCGATCATCTAAATTCACTTGTACAGTGTCTAGGAATTCTTCAGCCTTAATCTGGTCTTCAGGTTCTAGGTTGTGATATTGCCATTTTGCATACCTAACTATAATCTTGAACACTATCTCATTTGCATAAGATAAAACGGCTAAGTTCAAAGATCGTGTAAACATATCAATTTTTTCAATCGGATTAAGCGGTTCGAATATTAATGAAGAACATATTTTTCCCATCCTAGGATAGGGTATGTACTGTTTATAGAACTCATTCCAATAGGCATAACTGCCCAAGAAAGAATGTTCGGATGACAACCTCCCTTTCGAGTACGTTATCACCGTCGCCGTTTCTTTCATTACAATACCAAATCTTTTATAAACTTCCACAAGTATTTCCTTGTACTGTTGAGCACTTATAGGAAAAAACTCATCGTCTAAAGATTCTATGTAATCATCAGAATAAATTGCAATTATAGCATATTCCATACATTCTTCATATGTTGGAACAGAAAGGCCAAGAGACACTCTAATATAAATAAGTTCATAGAACTTAATAATTAAATGTTTTAGAGAGTTGTCTGCGGCAGTATTATTAGTACCTGATCTATTTCCTGTTTTACAAATAACTACATCTCCATTCGGTAGGAGCACTACTGAATGAACAATATTCTCTACCGTTATATAGTATTTTTGTATTAATTGTGGAGGGATATTTAAACCCCGGGTCCGCAGACGGTATACTCCAGCCATATCAGCTGTCCTATCCCATCCAGATGCATCCCCTTCTCCACGAAGTGGAAATTTTTCAAGCTTTTGGCATAGTCGATTAAAACCGCCATACTGCTTCACCATTCCATATTTTATCCAACTTTTTTCATTTCCATCAATAATTCCCTGATTCTGTTTATCAAAGAAAACTTTCTGCCACATAATCTCTAGAACATCAGGACCGAACATGGTTCTCACTTTTCCGCGAGCCAAATCCGCTTTGTCCAAAAATTCTACTTTATCATACGTAGCAAACACTGACTGGTAATCTAGATTCTTCAACTTCTGAAATAGATCACTTTCTACTGCAGCTCTTTTATCTCGATAACCATCCCAAACAAAAGGAATCCCAGGTGATGATGACATCACAAGATCCACACTTTCTGTTTCAATGTTACGAGTTAAAGCTATACGCATATGCCTCCAGGCATATTCTTCTGCTAAAGTTTCTATCCAATCACCAGGATTAACAGCTTTCTTATCAATCTTAAGAATACTTTCTGTAACTAAGTTTCTCAACGCCTTAACCTTTCGGTAGGTTGCCTTAGGATATATAGTATTCCAGACATCAGGATTTTCTTCTGAAAATTTTTGAAATTCTTTCGAATAATCTTCATAAAAATTGCGCCCTCCTAGAGGGTACTGTTTACATTTAGATATCATTCCAATTAGTTTAAGACTTTCATATTTATTAGGGGAGGGTCTAAGGTTCAACTTGGGAAACCTTCCACCCCAAAGAGGCTGCTTAAGCAGATTGCCTCCGTCCCACCTCTGCAAAAAACAGAGCTAGTGGAACGAATTTATTCCATGTATTTGCACCATCAGTACCAACATGCATACCAACAACCAAATTGTTTTGATACACAGGGGCACCACAGTCTCCCAAATCTGTAGGGGCTCGATAACAAACTTCACCGGATTTATCGTTCGGTGGTTGTGCTGTATCTGTAACTGACCACTGCACAACATCATTTCGCTTAATTAATAAACTTAATTGTCCTTTCAATGCCACATCCTTACACACAGGTGCTACCCTAGCGAAGGGGCATTTATTATCTTGAAACCACGCATAATCGTAGTGGTCGCTTTTAGAGACAATATTTTCGTCTATAGGATATATATCCCGTCCGTGTCTTATTGAAAGAGCTGGGTATTTCTTTCCAGCCTTTGCATTAGGATCATCTTCTTCATCAAAAAAATGTTTTGGTATTAACCACGTAGGTTTATTCTCTACGTTGATTTTGAAGGTCCATCCAATATGCCTTTCTTTACTAAATACTTGGACTTGGAAATGACATCTAGGTTCGTCATCTGCACACTTAAGATAAGTATGATCTTTCATTGCGGCTTCTCGGCCGGGCTTTTTATCGCCTTCAAGATACTTACTAAAATCCATCACAGATTTATCGCTTTCAGTTTTGAGGACTGTAGCCAAGGGCTGGCCAATACAACAAGTTTTACACCTATTATTAAATCCTCTAATCTTTTGTTTGCGAATTTGACTGTTAGTCATTGGTTTTAAACACACGGTACAAACAACCTGCTGCAATAACTTTGCCTCAGGAGATTTTGCTTCTCGTGGCCTCTCAGGGTTAGCTGGAGTTGTAACATCAAGGTATCTTCTCGTCTCAACTGTTACGGGTGGAGTATTAGGAGTTTCAAGTTTTTCCTTCAACTCTTTCAGATTTTTAACATCCCATTGGGCTAAAATTCTCTGATTCTCTTCTCGCATTTGCTTTTCACGGGATCTTTGCTCCTCCCGTTCACGTTCCGCACTCGCCATCATATCAGCCATCATTTTCCCCAATCTTTCCAATTCTTTCTGGTGCGGATTAGGTTTTTCTGGTTCCTGAGGAACCACTGGCTGCGATTTTGGTGCCTGCGAATTATTTGGTTTTCCCTTCCCCTCTCTTTCCTTTTCAGTACTATTAGGCATAGGTTCCAAAACGTTTAAAGCAATCGCTTCTCGAGAGTCTGAGCTATAAGCCCAATCGGTATCTCCCCAAATATGACTTCTAGATCCAACAAATTCCGCATTTCTGCGATTTTGATCTTCTTCTTCAATTTTTCTTCGGGTAAGCCAATCTTCATACTCTTCATATTCTCTAGCAAGTTCTTCTTCACTATTCGAATAATAATCATAATCGGAATCATAATGTTTTCCAGTCTTCTGCTTATATTTTGCAGCCAAAGACTGTCTATCATTTTCCCACGTCTTGCCATTATACTGACCATTCGCATATGCATTCCAATCATAATCATGGTCATGAAACCAACCTTTTATACTAATATTTTTAGGGGTATTTTTCACAACATCATCCAAATAGGCCTGAAGATCTTTCCACTTCGAGGTTTGTTTTTTCTTATTTTGATTTTTCGAGCCTTCTTTCACTGCTAACTGCTTTTCAGCAGGTCTTACAGGTCTTAAATTCTTTTTCCATTTCAAAGCTTTTCGCATTGGTTTCTGCTTTGCTTCTCTACTTCCGAATCTAAATTGTGCCATAAAACTTTCTAACAGGGCTGGGCTCAAATAGAGTGCAACTGCGGCCGCACTCAAAAGCGCACAGAGTAGCATAAATGCTACTACTTCTGGTGTTTCTTTAAGATATTCGAAACAGGCTACTGCTCGTTTCTTCGCGTTTTCGAAGAGAGACGGAAAATCTGCAAAATCGAAATTCTGATCTTTTTCTATCTCTATTAAATCTTCTGCTTGCAAAGTCTGCATTTGAACAACATGTGGCAAGGGTTGATAGGGTCTGTCATTTAATCTTTCATAAATATATTGATCCTTCTCACCCTCATTTAAGCAATGGATTATATTAAATTCATTATTCCCACAATCCGCACAACCTCCGTCCTCACTATCAATATAATTATGAAGGACTCCATTGTGCTGATAATATAAACTTTTACATTCACTTTCAAATTCACCACAAATTTCACAAATAGACTCTTCAAAAACTTGACTGTTTCCTTTAAGTACTTTAAATTTATGCCATTTTTTCTTATATCCTATAGGGTCGTCGTTTCCTTCCCTCTTACTTGCAGTTTGAGGAACGAAATCAACTTTCTTTGTGTTCA